GGTATTCCATTTCCAGATTTAAATATGGCAGGATTTTTAAAACAAACAATGGGAATACAAAAATTATTTCAAGCATTTACCATTGGTCTTCCTAAACTATCTAATCCAGTAACTTTACCTTCTGGTGTGAAAGATATCGAAAAAGGTTTAGAGGGTGCAAAAAACTTTGTTGAAGCAACATTGAATTTAGAATTTTTAGAACAAAATGTATTAACCACTAAGACACTCGGAGAGATAAAAGCATCATTACCAATACCAGAGAGTCTTTTAAATGTGGTTGGGGATATTGAAGAATTCTCACAAGATATAGAGGGAGCTATTCAAAAAGCAGAAAATTTTAAAAATGAAAATGAAGCTATATCGGAAAGAGCAAATCAAATTTCTGGTGCAATAGACGCCGGAGATAGAGGAGATTTACTTGCTTTATTAGAAAATATACCAGCAGAAGAAAGGGACCAAATACCAGGAGCTAATGACGCATTAGCTATCGCACAAGATAAAAGTGTGGGTGGTGGAGATATACCAAGAGCAAGAGAAAACGGAGTGTTCAGACTTCTTGAAGATTATATTGCAGAACAAGGTAGTGTAGAGGGAGATGTCGAACAATTAAAAATGTATGGAAAGATTTTAAATTTAACAAAACAGGAGTAGCAATGAAGAAAAATGACTTAATAAAAATAATCGAATTAGTTGTCCGTAAAGAAGTTAAAAAACAGATGACCGAGATATTTATTAATGACGAAAAAGAAATCAGTTTATCAGAAACTATTTCTAAACCAACACCCAAAAGAGTAATTAAGAAAAAAACAAAAAAACAATACTCAAAAGATAAAACTTTAAACGAAGTATTAAACAACACCAGACCATTGGGTTCATCAGGACAAACTGATGAATATCCAACATTGGGCGGTGGAGTGTTAGGTTCTGACAATATGGCAGAAGTATTGGGTTATGGAGATTTAGGTAGAGGACAGAATAAAGAAGTGGCGAGAGAAATGGCAGCAGTTGATTCAATCAAGAAAGCTGGTGTTTCAGTAGACGCAGTGCCTGAGGATGTTCAGAATGCACTAACTCGTGACTATTCTGGTTTGATGAAAGCAATAGATAAAAAGAAAAAAGGTGAAGGTAATTATAGACCTTAATAAAAATGGCAAGAAGTGTAAGAGAAATAGATAGAAATGAAGACAAGTATGTCGGAATAAGATTTCCATTGGACCATAGTCCAGAGGGATTTTTTTACAAGACAAAAACTGTCTTAGAACAATCAAAAGCAAATTTACAAAACTTGTTATTGACAACGCCAGGTGAAAGAATATTTCAACCAGAATTTGGTTCACAATTAAAATCAATTGTGTTTGAACAAGGTGAGGATATTCCAAATAGAATTGAAGAAGCTATTCGTTCAGCAGCTGGTAAATTCTTAGCATATATTAATATAGAAAATGTTTTCACTATACAACAAGATAATGAAGTTAACGTTTCAATTGAGTTTTCAGTACCTTTAAATCCTGATGCTATTGAAGTGTTAAATTTTGATTTTAGAATTGGAGATTAAAAATGCCAGATTACGGTACAAATAAAAAGATAGTTAGTAAAGAAGTAAATTATCTCGGTAGAGATTTTACAGACATAAGAAATAATTTAATTGAGTTTGCGAAAAATTATTTTCCAAACCAATACAATGATTTCAATGAAGCATCGCCAGGTATGATGTTTGTTGAAATGGCATCGTATGTTGGTGATGTATTGAATTACTATGTTGACAACCAATTCAGAGAAACACTTTTGCAATATGCAGAAGAAAGAAAAAATGTATTAGCAATTGCACAATCATATGGATATAAACCTAAGTTAGCAACACCATCAACGGTTGAACTAACCGTAAGTGTTGAGGTCCCTGCTAAGTCTGATGGTGTTGGTGGATTTATAGCTGACTTAGATTATGCAGGTGTATTGAGTGCAAACTCACAAGCAGTTGCAGGAAACGGAACAGAATTTACTTTATTAGATGATGTTAATTTTAAAGCATCAAGTTCATTAGACAGAATGGGTGTTCAATTATTAGACCCAGGTACAGGCACCGAACCTACATTATTTAGATTAACTAAAAAAGTTTTAGCAAAGTCTGGTATAAGAGAATCTGAAGAATTTAGTTTTGCAAACGCAAAAGAATTTGATAAGATAGTTTTATCAAATGAAAAAGTAACAGAAATTATTTCAGTAACTGATAGCAGTGCAAATAAATTTTATGAAGTTCCATTTTTAGCACAAGATACTATTTTTGAAACAGAACAAAATACGGCTTTAAGTGACCCTGACTTAGGGGAGTTTGAAACAGATACACCTTATTTATTAAAATTAATTAAATCATCAAGACGATTTACAACTTATGTTCGTGATGATAATAAAATGGAACTAAGATTTGGTTCTGGTGTTAGTGATAACGCAGATGAGGAAATAATTCCAAATCCAGATAATGTTGGTTCATCATTAGGTTTTGGTGTGTCAAGATTAGATGAGTCTTTTGACCCAAGTAACTTTTTGAAAACACAAACATTTGGATTAGCTCCAAGTAATACAACACTTACCGTAACTTACAACTATGGTGGGTCGGTTGAGGATAATGTCGCTAGTAATAGTATAACAAGTTTTTCCAGAAAAAATTATACCATTTCAGCCACAGGATTAGATTCAACTAAAAAATCAACATCAGAGGCTAGTTTAAAAGTTACAAATGAAGGTCCAGCATCAGGTGGTTCATCATCAGAAACTCTTACACAAATAAAAGAGAATGCTGCAGCATACTTTAATGCACAAAATAGAGCAGTGACAAAAGCAGACTACATAACACGAGCTTATTCATTACCACAAAAATATGGTAATATAGCTAAAGCATATATCGTTCAAGATGAACAATTAGAACTTGACGGACAATTACAGTTCATTGACGGTCAAGTTGTTGATACAAGAACAGCAACAAAACAACCAAACCCGTTAGCATTGAATATGTATTTGTTAGGATATAACGCAGATAAAAAATTAGTAGCATTAAATAGAGCGGTAAAACAAAACTTAAAAACATATCTTTCACAATACAGAATATTAACAGACGCTATCAACATCAAAGACGGATATGTAATAAACATTGGTGTTAAGTTTAATATTATTGTAAAACGAGGTTATAATAAAAATGATGTATTGTTTAAATCAATACAAGTAGTGAAAGACTTTTTTGCACCAGATAAATGGCAAATGAATCAACCAATTGTATTGAGTGATTTAGCATATCAAATTTCATTAGTGGACGGAGTAGTATCATTAGTTCCACCAGAAGTTAACAATCCAAATAGAGATTTGATATTAATTGAGAACAAAAATTCTGCCGTTAATGGTTTAGATTATAGTGGTAATATATATGATATTAGAACTGCATCGCAAGAGGGTGTAATTTATCCATCATTAGACCCAAGTATATTTGAATTAAAAAAACCTAATAGTGATATTGAGGGTAAAGTAGTGGGAGATAGATAATGCATTATTTTGAGTTTGGTAAAAGAGACGCAACAATTTATTCAGGTGGGACAACCGCCTCAATAAACACCGGATTTGATGAAATATTAGAAATCAATAAAGTTGTAAACAATAATGGTACGGTAGGAAATGTATCACGAGTATTGATTGACTTTGATTATTCTTATATATCACAATCAATTGTAGACGGAAAAATACCTACTACTGCAAAATATTATTTGAATTTATATGACGCAACTTCTGAAGAAGTTGAAGCATCACAATCATTACATATTTATATGGTTAGTGGTAGTTGGAAACAAGGAACAGGTAAACTTGACCACGACCCAGTAACATCAGATGGAGTGAGTTATCAATATAGAGACCACGATGCTAAAACACCTTGGGTAACAGGTTCAGTATTGACTGACGGAGGTGCTTGGTTTACATCAAGTATTGATTCTAATCAAGAATATGGTATTAGTTCTTCATATGATATTTCATTTGATAGAAAAGATATCAGAGCAGATGTAACTGACTTGGTGAAAAACCATATCTATTCAAGTTCAGTTTATCCAAATAACGGCTTTATTATAAAAAGAGAAGATAGTGGTTCTTATGGAAATAATCCTGCGACAGCAAGTTTTGATTTCAATACAGGACAAGAAGGTGATAGTTCAAGATTAGGAAATCTAAAATACTTCTCAAGAGAAACACATACAATCTATCCACCGAAATTAGAAGTAGTGTGGGACGATAGTTCTTGGAATTCAGGAAGTTTATCACCATTAACATCAACAGATTTGGAAAGATTAAAAGTTTACTTTAAAAATCTAAGACCAGAATATAAAGAAAAGTCAATAGTAAAATTTAGAGTAGTTGGTAGAGAGTTATATCCAACAACTGCTTTTGCAACAACACCAGCAGAATTGGATGTTAAGTATTTACCAAGTGCTTCAACCGAATATGAAATAAGAGACGCTGAAACGGAAGAAGTTATTGTTCCTTTTGGTAGTGGTTCAAGAATAAGTTGTGATACAACAGGTAACTTTTTTAGAGTTCAAATGGACGGATTACAAGCCGAAAGGAATTATCGTTTTTGTCTTAAAGTAGTTAGTGGTAGTGGAACGACTGATGAAGAAATCAACTTCTATGATGATAATTATGAATTTAGAGTGGTGAGATAAAATGCCTTACTTACCTTCGGACGCAGCAAAAAAATCACAATTGTATAATAATATTATAAATGGTGATACTCTTGAATATCAATCAGAAATAGATGACTTGAAAAATAAACAACAAGTATCTGCTTCAGTAGATTCTAACTCACCATTAAGAGATGAGGACGGAGTATTGGTTTCATTTGAAAGTGAAACACCTGGTATTTCATTAGAAGAAGATTTTGAAGAAATTCGTTTAGAAAACAAACAATTCTTTTTCACAGGCCAAATAGATAATCAATTTACATATTATTTTCAACCACTTGTAAATGGTGATACAACAGATACAACTACAACCACAATTAATACAAAAGAAGTAGAATTTGCATTAACATTGAGAGATTATTTGATTCAGTTTGTTAATGAATACTTTTCAGAGGAAAATGGACCTGATGTATCAACAGACAAATTACATAATAAATTATTACAATTCTTTGATGAAAATAGAAGTAAAGGAAACAATGCACAAGGGTGGGAAGAATTTAGATTAAACAAATCAAGAAAAGCCGCAGGTATAAGTGGTAAACGATTTGGTAAAGTAAAAAAAGATTTAAGGGATTTTCAATATGATGAATTAATTGAAAATCATTTATATAGAACACCACAAGGTCAAAGAATATGGTTACGATTAGGATTTCCATATATCGTAGACCAATCACCAGGTAAAGACTCATAATGGCACAAGAATATTCATTTACACAACAAGAGCGAAATAACTTATTTGCACCATATAAAGTTTATAGTAGTTTCGGTAGAGACGAACTAAATGACTTTGTAATGTTGCACGTTTATGATACTGACGGGAACTTAATCGTAACTAAAGTTCTGGCATTAAATGAAGTTAGTTTTGAAAATGACGGAGACTTTATTGATATAAATGTCGGACAACATTTACGAGATTTAGGATTTACTGAGGGCGAATATGATGTTGTTTATAAATTTTTAAGAAGATTAGCTGGTAGAGAAAGAACTGTCTTTGTAGA